GCATATTGGTCAAATAGAAGAATTCACAGGAGAACTGTTTGATGTATGGAGGGATGCACCAAGGTATAGACAGTCTATACATATTGATAATTTTGGAATCATAGCAACACTAATCTTTAACCTAAAAGATAACCCTAAAAACTCAGGTACGAAATACTATAAAGATTATTCTTTGACGAAGGAACTCCGCCCTGAATTTGGTGAACATACCTACCAGGCACCTACAAAAGCAGGTACAGGAGTGCTCCATATAAACACACCATGGACATATCATGAAGGTTGGAACTTTAGTGATGGATATAGAGAAATAGGTTATTGGAATTTAACAATTTAATGTTAGAAAACGATTACATAAATTATATGCATTTAGAGATTTCAAGTCTCTGTAATGCGGCATGTCCATGCTGTCCACGTTTTAACAGCACTTCTCCTAAAATTGCTCCTGGACAGTTTTTAGGATATATTTCTTACGAGGATTTTATTAAATGGTTTCCTAAAGAGGTAATGGTAAAAGTTAGATACTTAAACTTTTGCGGTAATCATGGTGACCCGGGGACTAATCCGGACTTACCGAAAATACTTAATTACCTTAGTCAATTTAGGTTAAGAAAATTCCAAATGCACACTAACGGTGGTATGAAATCACCTAAATTTTGGGATGAAGTAGGGTACGAATTAAATAACATGAAGGCTAGTAATGTTACATTCACATTTAGTATCGACGGATTAGAAGATACCAATCATATCTATAGAAGAAATGTTAAATGGGATAAACTAATTTCTAATGTCAAAGAAGTTACTAAATATAAAAATATTTTTGTAATCTGGGATTATTTAGTCTTTAAACATAACGAACATCAGTTAGAAGAAGCTGAAAAACTTTCAAAAGAACTTGGATTTGCTGCGATAGAATTTAAAGCACCAGTAAATTTAGATGATGGAGAAAACATAACACCTATTAGTGTATTAGATACTGAAGGGAAAGTTAAATACTGGTTAGAACCTACTGATTTAGATAAATTTAAACCTTCATATTTACCTGATAATCCTAAAGTAAAATTAAAAGAAGAGCAACTTTGGTTAGATAAGATTAATTCAGATTTCGGTTGTACACTAGATGGCGATTGGAAGGATTATATAGAAGCAAATGAGACTAACATAGTACCTAGATGTGGTCATAATGATCTTTATGTCGATGTAGACGGTACTGTTCACCCTTGCTGTTTTGTTGGATTAGGATTTAGCGCAGTTAGATCAGCTTACGATAAAGGTGGGTATGTCAATTATCAGTTTAGACAAATGTTTGAGGCACATGAAAAATACGGTAGAGAAAATTTTAATTTAAGAACATCTTCAATTGATAAAATTTTGACCGGTGGGCTCATAAATAAGATTTATAATGATAAGTGGAAAAGTACAGTATTGGAAGGTAAGCAAGTAGCCTGTGCTAAGTATTGCGGAAAGAAAAACTCACTTGATACAATATTTGAACTTCATAGAGAAGAAAAATTGAATAGTAGAAATGAAATATAATAATATATTAAATAATTTAAGAGAGACCCCACCCCGAGCTTTGAACGATCATATCCTGATCGTTGATGCTATGAATATGTTAATTCGTAGTTTCTCATTGCTCAAAGCGATGAACCCATCAGGCACACATATCGGAGGCCTGGTAGGGTTCCTTCGCTCTCTTGGTTATGTAACTAGAATATTTGATCCTACAAGAGTACTTATTATCTGGGACGGTAAAGGAGGTTCTGGTAATAGACAAAATATTAATCCTAACTATAAAGCACAACGAGCTACTGCTCGGATAACACATTGGGGGTTATATGATACAAGAGAAGAAGAACAAGAAGCACTAATCGGACAATTACTTAGAACTAGAGACTATCTAGAATGCTTACCAGTACATCAAATTGGAATGGAAAAACTAGAAGCTGATGATATTATAGCTTATATTGCAAAACGTGCTTCTAAAGCTGATAAAAAAGTTACTATAGTTTCATCTGACAAAGACTTCTTTCAGTTAATTGATAATAATATTGAGATTTATGCTCCTGTGAAAAAGAAAACTTTTGATATAAATAATATCAAAGAAGAGATAGGAGTTTTACCTCAAAATTATAATATAGTTAAAGCATTATTAGGAGATAATTCTGATAATTTACCAGGAGTTAAAGGATTAGGTATTAAAACTATACTTTCAGAATGGAAAAGCTTTACTTATGACACTAATGCGTCATTACAAGACGTTTGGGATCATTGTGAAACTCAACTTGATGGAGATAAACCTAAAAAAGTGTTTGCTAAAATTATACATAATTGGGAAAAGGTATTGACTAATTACCAATTGATGGATCTACATAATACAGCATTAAGTGAGAATGAAATAGAAATTGTAGAGGATAATTTAAAACAGCCTATACCGGCACTTCAAACAGGAGCATTTTTGCATCACTTAGATCAAGATAAAATTGAAGGAATTACTAAGAATACTGAAAGTTGGTTAGAAAATTTTAGAGGGTTAACAACAGTAAAATGATAAAAGGAGTTATAGCAGGTAATTTCGATGTCTTACATCCAGGTTATATTGAGATGTTTAAGGAGATGAAGAAGAACTGTACAGTACTGATTGTATTACTACATTCTGATCCTTCTATAGAAAGACCCCATAAACTTAAACCTATACTATCGGTAGATGAAAGAAAAGAAATGTTATTTTCTATAAAATACATCGATGACGTAATTTCATATACGTATGAGGCTCAGTTATTCGATTTATTAAAATCAGGAGAATTTGATAAAAGATTTTTAGGTGATGATTATGTTAATAAGCCGTTTACTGGTGATGATTTAAAAATACCAATTCATTATCTCAGCAGAGATCATGGTTGGTCAACAACAAAGTTTAAAAAATTAATTTCAGATAGTTATGCAAAAAGCAGTAATAGTTAGTGGGTATTTTAATCCACTTCATAAAGGGCATTTAGAGCTCTTTCAAAAAGCAAAAGAATACGGAGATATTCTTGTTGTTATAGTTAACTCAGATCTTCAAAGAGAATTAAAAGGTTCGAAAGAATTTATGGACCAAGAAGAAAGAGCTACTATCGTTGATAGTATAAAATTTGTAGATTATACAATGGTTTCTATTGATAAGGATACAACACAAAAGAAATCACTTGAATATATTCATAAATTAAATAGTGACCAGCATAAGCTTTGCTTCGCTAACGGTGGAGACCAAAATAATAAGACTATACCTGAGGCTAAAATATGTAAAAAATTAGGAATAGAATTAGTTGATGGATTAGGAGATAAAATACAATCATCTAGTTGGTTATTAGATAAAAAGTAATTATATTATAACAAAGGTTTTAAATGACATTAAAGAGCTTACAGCAATACGGGAAGGGGTTCCAATTAAAGGTCTTAGGATCGTTACTTACCGATAAAAAGTTTTTGTTAAACGTTAGAGACGTTTTACACGACCATTATTTTGATGCAGATTCACATAAGTGGATTATTAATCAAATTGTAAATTATTTCGATAAGTACCATACTAATATTACTATGGACGTTCTTAAAGTAGAACTTCAAAAAGTAGAAAATGAGGTACTTCAAGTTGCGTTAAAAGAAGAGTTAAGAAACTCTTATGAAGCTTCTCAAGATGATCTAGACTATGTACAAGAGGAGTTTCAAACATTTTGTAAAAATCAAGAAATGAAGAACGCCATACTTAGTTCTGCTGATCTACTAAAAGAAGGAGACTTTGACGGTATTAGGAACATGGTAGAGAAGGCTATGAAGGCCGGTATGGATAAAGATATGGGACATGAATATAATAAAGATGTTGAAACTCGTTACAGGGTCGATTATCGTCCTACTATTCCTTCTCCCTGGCCTATCCTTAATGATGGTATTCAAGGCGGTTTTGGTCCTGGTGATCTGGCTATTGTTTTTGGTAATCCTGGCGGTGGTAAGTCTTGGACTATGGTTGCTATTGCTGCTCATGCTGTTTCACTTGGTTACAAAGTTAACTACTATACATTAGAGTTAGGTGAAGACTATGTAGGTAAAAGGTTTGATTGTTACTTTACAGGTTATTCTATTGATGAGGTTAATAAACATCGTAAAGAGGTTCAGACCTATGTAGACAATCTTAAAGGTAGACTTATAGTAAAAGAATACGCCCCTAAAGCAGCGACGGTAAATACTATTAAGTCACATATTCAGAAATGTATTGACATGGAGCATAAACCTGATTTGGTTATTATTGACTATGTTGATTATTTAAGAGCACCCTCTAAAGGTAAGTTTGCAGAACGTAAAGATGAAATCGATGACGTATTTATAGCTACTAAAGGATTAGCGAAAGAACTTAAAATACCTATTCTTACCCCATCGCAGGTTAATAGAATGGGTGCTAAAGATTCTGTTATAGAAGGAGATAAAGCAGCAGGCTCATATGATAAAATGATGGTTGCAGATATTTGTCTATCACTATCAAGACAGAAAGAAGATAAAGTACTCGGTACAGGAAG